AACAACTACATAAGGATCAATTTGTGCGGACCCTGTTCCAGAAGTTGTACCTGCTGAATTAGATGGCATAGTAATATCAAATGCATTTGCAGTTACGTTAGATATCTCAAATGTATTATTTTCAAAATCAGTTGTTGCATAACCTGATCCGGTTGGAACAGTAACACTAGAAAACGTTACATATCGTCCAGCGCTTAACCCATGAGAAGTTTTATTTACAGTAACTGTTGGAGAACCGGTTGATGCATCAAAATCAGCTCCAGTAATTCCTGTATCTAAGGGTGTGATGTCATAAAACTTTTCACTATAGTATAAAAACAAACCTTGTGATGTTCCTATAGCTGCATATTTTTCACCTGCTAAAGAAGTCCATGTATGCTGTGCTCTAGCTGCACCAGGAAGAGTTTCATTGTCAATAGTTAGTTGTTGCCAACCACCTATTTTTTCAGGTAGTCCATATCTAAATCTAACAAAATCACCATCAGTCCATTGAGACTCAGCTCCTGACTGTGTTATTTGTTTATTAAAACCTGGTTTAAATTGTAGTTTTTGAAGCATAGCACCTCATTATATATGCTTTTTATTATTTTGGTAGTATTATATTCCAATCTAACTTGGATATCAAACTTTGTAAATCAACTTCTTTTACATTATTTTCTTTCAAATATTGATGTAATTCTTCTATATCAACAATAACCCACTCATCCTTCATATCAAATACCATTTTATCTGCCTTAGTTTTAAAGCTTCCTACTTTACCATTATTTTTAATAGGTCTTAAATCAAATTTAAATGTTTGATTATGAAGTATACCTTCTACATCCCACAGCTCTTTTTTCTTTTGTGTGTTTGTAGCTTTTTTAGTTTCTTTTAATTTATGTTCAAACATTAAACTTTAAATAAAAAACAATTTGCGTATATGACTAAATCATTCTTGTTTTTAAAATGTTTTTTAACCTTTTTAATTGGTTCAATAACTTGTTGTGTACAGATACTATCGTGACCCATAAAATATCCACCTTTTTTTAACTTTGGATAATAAGCCATTGCTTCTTCAAAACTTTGTTCTTCTGTCATCATTGCATCAAAGAAGATAAAATCTAGAGATTTATCTTTTACATGATGTACCGCATCTAAAGAATTTTTATTTATAACAATTACTTTTTTACCTTTTGGAGTTCCGTATTCTAAATTCAACATTGCTATAGATTCATTTAATTTACTTTGTTTTTCATCAATTGATTCTACAGGCACTCCGTTTGGTACTCTTCTTAAATAATCTACATAAGGTTTCCAATTATCAACACCAATTAATTTTTTAACATTTTCACAATTTTGTAAGATAGTTAAAAAACTTTCTGCTCTAAATACACCTAATTCTAATCCAGTTAAATTTTTTCCCATAATGTTAATTGCAAATATAAGAGGATATATGTCAGTGTGAGTTGCATCTTTATATGCAGTTAAATGATTCATTTTTTAAACCAAGAAGGTAACCCTAAATGAGGTCTTCTATCAAACATATTTTCTTTCGCACCAGGCGTTGTACGATTATTGTAATGTAAAAAAACTTGAACACATTCACTACCTTTAAAAGGTTCTCTCCAATGTTCCAAATCACATCCAGAATAAACCAACATATCTCCTGGTCTTAAATCAACCTTAACACCTTTTCTATTTATCTCTCCAGATGGTTCTAAATATATTGGCCAGTCATCACCACCTAAATTCATAGTAGTAGAGATTTCACAACTAAATCGGTCCTTGTGTCTTTTAAGTTCATCACCTTTTTTATAAATTCTTGCATAAGTATATGCAGGATATAATTTTAATCCTGTTGCTTTTTCCATAGCTGGCTGACATTTTAATAATAATGTTTCCATTGCTATATCTGAATATGAAGAATAAGTATGTGGAATTTGATCATCTTTACCTTCATAATAACCCAATAAAGTTTCATATGGAGAAATATATCGTGCTTGACGACATGTATCTAATACTTGTTTTTTCATAGCAAAATAGTTTGCAACAAATGCAGCTAAATCTTTTGAGATTGCTTGACGGATAATTGTATATTTATTTTTTTTAAAACTCATAATTTATATTTAAAGTAATTCTATAATTTTTATCTGTACAAGTTGTGCTTGAATGTTCTAAAGAACCATCAAATATTACAGCTCTATTATCTTCTGATTTAACTTTTTTATTTCTAAATAAAGTGTGTCCATTATTTTCATTAAGAAAAAATAAAACAACCATATGTTTATCTTTTCTATCTGTATGAAAACCATGTACAACTTGTTTATCTGTTTTTGCATAAAAGTTTAATTTTGACCTAAGTAATTTTTTAATTTTTAATTTTTCTATAAAAGGTTCTATTATAGGTGAATACCAATCACTATTAATACCACGATCTTCGTGAAAAAGAGTATGAGTAAGAAAGAAATCATCATTCTTTTCATCAATAACTCCGTGTTGTACAAACCAATTAAAATCTGGATTAATAACCAAATTTTTTATTTTATCATATTGATCTTTTTTAAAAAAATTATCTTTTACTTTAAACATAATTAAAATTTATTACCATTCTATTATTACAGTCAGTAGAGTTAGTACCATAGTGAGGTTGGTCGGCGTCAAAGAAAACCATCCTATTACTTTTACTTTCTACTTTTTTATCTCCTATCATTGTATAACCATTGTTGTCATTCACATAATATATAGCTGTCTTACATTTAAAAAATTGATCTTTATGTTTATCAAATTTAATTAACTGATTAGATATAGGATTTAAATTAGCTTTTATTCTAATTAAAGACAGTGGTTTTAATTTATCAATTAAAGGATTTAAATGTTTAAAATAATCAGAATTAATATTATAATTTTTATAAAATATATGAACAAATTGATAATCAAATAATTCATCTTTTTTTGTTACTTTACCTTGTAAAAAAAACCATGGAAAAATATCAGACTCCATCATTAATCTTAAATTAAGACTTTTTTCAGAATCTATGTAGTTGTCTTCTATTTTAAACATCTTTTGCCATCGCTTTTGGTACTGCTTGTATATTCCAATGTATAAATCTAAAAGGTGATTTGCCATGATCTACTGCAAATTCGTGTTCTAAATAACCTGGAAATATCATTATGGTTCCTGGAGTAGGTCTAAAATGTATTAATTCATTTCCATGTGCTAAACCATCATTAGGTCTCACAGCTAATTTAGTGGCACGTGCCCCTGTTCTTGGTTCATGGAATATTGGATAAGAAGTTTTATCTGAACATTTTAAAAAATAAAATCCTGATACATGTTGGTTCCAATGTATATGTGCTGAATGATGACCACCACCTTTTTTAGCAAACTCTTGTACCCACATTTCAGAAAAAATAGTGGTATACCGTTGCATATCAAAACCACACCAATTTAAAAAATCCCAAGACTTTTGACCTACATAATTTCTAAAATCAATAAAATTGTTGTCTTCTAAAAGAGGAGTTGAATGATAAGACCTACCAAAATCTCCGTGTTTTTTAATCCATTTTTTTTCTCTTTTTTTAGATTCACTAATATATTTATCAGAGGCTTTATTTAAACTTGTTAAAAAATCTGATTTTTCTTCAACCCATATTGGAGTTTTAAATAGTTCTTGTATTTGCATATTATTTAAATGGATATCCAAGAGACCACATGACTAATGAATACCGTGTTCCTTTCCTTACTGGTTTAACTCTATGCCACACAAATGAAGGAAATACAATAATAGATCCTTTCGCAAGTATTTCTTTTGCTTGTTTCAAATGTTTTGATTCATCTCTTAAAGGTGGATCATAGTTTCTAAAATCAAATTCTAATTCCCCTCCTTCATACTCAGATCCATCTGTTAATTGAAGTGTCATAGATAGTTTTCTTATTTTACCGTGTTCATTGTCATTATTTTTTTTATTATAAGGTTTATGAAAACTATCGGCATGCCAATCGTAATACTGATTAAGTTTGTATTTAGTAAATTGAATTGACTCAGACCAATCCCATTCAAAATTCCAACCTGCATTTTCATTTGCTAACTTTACATAAGGTTGTATTTCTTTATATATCCAAATATCATCTAACCATGTTACATCAGAGTTTCTTCTTTTTTTAAGCACTGCGAGTTCATCTTTATTTAAATCACCCTTTCTGCTAAACGCACCTGTTCTAGCCATTTCTTCTTTTTTGGATAACCCATGTTTAATTATGTCATCGCATATTCGTGAAGGAATAGCTGATTTAAAATACCAATAATAATCACTTAAAATCATAATTTTTTAAAAACTACATTACCTGAAATTGTTTTTTGTTTAGATGATCTCATAACCATGTGTTGTAAAAAACTAGGAAAGACAATGATTTGACCTGTTTTACATTTAGGTTTGAAAAAAGGGTTATACATATAACTTATATTTTTATAAAATTGTAAATAGTGTCGTAAAGGATTAATAAAAACAGTTTTACCCTCCTTTACATCTTTGTAAATAATAAAAGAAAAATCACATTCAGGGTGTAGATGAGGTTCTTGATAATCATTATCTACATAATTATTTTCCCAAATCTCTTTTAAATATATTTGAAAAGGATGTTTAACTTGTTCCTCTAAAATAGACGCAATTGTTTGAGTTACATATTTTACACTTGGTTCATCTATGTCTGTTTTTTGATCATGCGTGCTTGGTGTTTCTGATACCCAAGTTTTTTTAAATTTTTTACTTTTTAAATTAATTTTATTTAAATCTATATTAGATATTAACACAGGGATTTTAAATAAATCTACAATCATTACATGTATATATAAGTTATAGTTTGAACAAAATTTAATGAATCAACTTGTTTATTATCAATGTAGTACCTGTTATTTGAAGGAAATAATATAAAACCATTCGATTCAAGTTTCATATCAAAAGTTTTACCTTTTCGTGTATTATCATCATAATACATTTTAAAATTACATTGAGAGGTATTTAAACCATATAACAAAGTATAATCAGAAGAGTGGTTTAGATCTGCAGGATC